GTACCTTGCGTGCCATGGAGGCTCCTTCTCGGAAGTCGAACAGGCTTTAAGCCTTGGTGACCGTGGCGATGCCCCTCGGGTTGAGTACCGCCATCGAAATCATTTCATCGAACACCCAGCCCTTCCAAAAGGCTTCGACGTTGTGGTTCTCCTCCACGTCGAGGCTGTAGAGGACGGGGAACACGCCGAGGAAGTTCGGCTCCGGCAGGAGGAACATCTTGCCCTGGGGCACGATGATCGATCGCTGGATCTGGAACTCGCCGAACTGGGTGATGGTCTCACCGGCGACCACCCGGTCCTTGAAAGCCCAGCCCGTCTGGTTGATGTCCCACCGGAAGAAGTCCCGCCAGTCCATCGGGTTGACGAGGATGCGGGCCGACACCAGTTCGTGCATGTCGGTCTGAGCCACCGCGGTGTAGAGCGACTGCGGGGTGAAGTAGCCACTGGTCTCGGTCACGTTGTGGACCGGAGTCACATCGTGGTCGGGGCGGGTGGCATAGTCGGTCAGGGCGGCCTGGAGGAGCACCATGAGCCGGGCGTCCTCCTGCTTGAGGATCGCCTGCTTGGTCTCGTCCTGAGCCTGCTCGACCGAGTTGATCCGAAGGTAGTACAGGTCCTCCTTACGGATCGCCGGGAAGCTGGCGATGCGGAAGAACCGCACCGGCACGCGCTTGCCCTCGAACGGCGTCACGCGGACTTCGCCCTCAGTGCCGTTCATGAGGTACGCCTGGCCGAGGTCGTCCCACACGTCGTACTCGACCGGGGTCCCCGGAGTAACCGGGTCCTCGACCAGTACGTTGCGCAGGATGCCCTGGTAACGCAGCTTGAGCTGAATGGGGCCGATCATGGCAACGCCGAGACGGCGGATGCCGTTGACCTCGTCCTGGAGAACCAGGGCCATCTTGCGGGTCTTGGCCTCATGGCTGAGCGCCGACTTCGAGCCGTCATTGCCACGCCGGGCGATGATCTCGGCAACATAGTCGTCGCTCTTCTTCGCCACCCGAGGCCGCAGGCCGGAAGCGTGGAGCAGTTGTGCGCTCATGCGGTTTGGTTCCTTCTCTCGGAGATTGCAGTGGGTCGAGGGACTACTGGGTGCCAGTCAGACCACCGATGGTGATCTTGGTGGCCGAGTTGACCTTGAGCAGACGGGCGACGGGGCGGGATGACGCCCCCGAGGTGCCTGAGGGAACGAGCTTGCCCTGAGTAGCACCGGCCGTCTGGGCATACACCAGGGCGATGGTGCCGTCGGTCGGTTCTGTCCAGGTCAGGTCGGCGTCGAAGGCAGGAGCAAGAATCTCCGCCTCGGCGTCGGCCCCCAGGACCCAACAGGCGATGGCGTTGATGCCGGAATCGAGGACCTCATCGATACCGTCACCGCCGACATAAAGCCCGCAGAGCCCGTACGGGTAACCGGTGTCATCGATGAGGGTGACATTCTCGCCGACCGTCTTCATGAGGCACATGCCCGGGAAGATGGCGACACTGCGATCCCACGCGGCATCGAGGTACTGGGACTTCGGCGTCATCTGGTCCCAGCCATAAAGAGGCCGGAACGTTCGCTTGATATACGCCTTGGCGAGGGTTGTCCTTAGCATGACGTGGCCTCTTCCTCCGGGCTGGTCGTCTTCATCTCTTCTGAGGACTCAGAGGTGCTCTGACAGGATGGAAACTTCGAGAGGTGCAGTGATCGCCTCTCCATCCCTGATACCAAGAATGAAGAGGCGATCTCCGACACGCCCCCTGGGGCCGTAGATCAACCCTCGAACATCACCTCGTCAGGTGACACCGACGAAGCCGCCGAGGCCAGTACCTCCATCGACGGCACCCCGGCCATGGACGGTGCGGTGCGCTGCTGGGCACCGGCAGTGCGCTGAGGCACCAGATTGCGGGGGGCCGACGCCCGCTGACCGGCCACAGTGACGACCTTGCTCAGTGTCTCGATCTCGGCCTGGATGGCCTCATCGCTGGCAGCACTGCTGTCGATGGCTTCACCGATGGCCAGATCATCACCGGTCTCAATGCCCGCGGCCAGACGGAGCCGAGCCAGGCGCAACGACGCGTAGGTCCGGCTGCCGGTGGTCTTGGGCTGTCCAGTGAACGGCCCCTGGAGCGGGAACATGGTCGAAGTGCTGTCGCCTTCGCCGATCCGGACTTCGGTCTCGGTCTTGACCTCATCCAACGGACGCACGTCAGTGGTGCCCGCAACCGGCTTGGTCGGGTCCTGCTCGTTGAGGTCGAGGGGCTCATCAAGCACCGTGCCGGTATCGGCCAGATTGGTGGTGGCGGCGGGGGACACATCGGTGACCGAAGTCGAGCCTGGCGCGGTCACGTCATCGGAGTTGAGGTCACCGAGGGTTTCGGCAGTAGTAGCCGCCGGAGCCTCCTGGGCAGGCTCGGGAATCGGCTGTGCCGGGTTTTCCTCGTCAGCCTTCTTGTGCAGGGCGGTGACCCGGTGAGTCGCCTCCTGCTTGATGTCGGACAAGTCGATACCTGCCAGTTGAGCGATCCGGTCGATCGCTTTGCCATGGGCTTCGATCAGCATCTGCTGCTCAGCCAGGGCGGCCAATGTGGGTCTCATACTTTGCTCCTTCTGGGACCACCGTCGGGCTATTTGCCCGTACGGATTTGATGTGGGTGGTTGCTTCTTCTTCGGCTTCTTCTTCAAGAAGTCGGGGGCATTCGGGTCGTTGTCATCCGACCCTTCCTCTTCATCGGCGTCATTCTCTTGGTCCTCGTCTTCTTCACCGTTCTCGGTCGCATCGGCAGGGGCGGACATCCCGTTGGGTAAGAGCCCGTCATCCCCGACTTCTGATTGAGGAGTACCGGCAGCTTGATCGCTGACCGCCGGACTTTCGGCCTGACCCGGGGGATGGAAGACGAGATCGGAGGGATCGGTCGAATCGGTGGTCTCCTGGGTATCGGCGCCGGGCTTCTCTGCTCCGGTCGGGATGTCCTGCTTCTCCTGGCGGAGATCTTGTTGTTTGGCTTTCTCCAGATCGGGATCCATCATGAAGTCAGGTGGGCGGTTGAAGCCACATACCGCGCACTTGTCGTCGGCGTACGAGTCTTTCTCCCCACAGACGGGACAGGTGTCCTGCCGCATGGTGTCGATCTTGGTCGGGGCCAGTACATCGTCCTTGGCCGCGGTGCGACGATGACTGGCCGTGTCGAGATTGGGGATCCAACGCGTCACCAGGTTGCCCCCGTGGTTGCGGATGAACTCATCGGCCTGCGCCTCGGTTCGGAACGTCTTGACGGCCGCGTCCTGAAAGTAGCGATTGTCCTGCCGCCACTCGAATGCGCCATAGATGCCCGTCTGCACATAGAACCCACCTCCGCAGTAGGAACACCGCTTACGCTTCGGGGTTCCGTCACCGGAATCATGAAGATGAGGAAGCCCGGTCTTGTCCCGATGGACGCAGACATATCGCTTGGCATCGACCGCCGCTGTCCTACAACCCTGACATCCGCGCGACTTCTTCGAGGCCATGGCCCCCTGGGTGGGAATGCCCCACTCCCTCGCGAAACGATTGGCCTCCGCCAGCAAGGAGATGATGTCCATGTCGATGACATGGACCGGCAAGGTCATGTCGTCATCGTCGCCGTCGTTCCAGTCGGCTGACACCGTGCCCGCCCACCGGTGGTGCCCGTCCACGATGTAGTCGTCGTTGGAGACGAAGATCTCCTCGCCGCCAAAGGATTCTCCGCCGAGCAACGATTCCGTGATCCCGGCAATCTTGGCCGCATTCAACTCGTTCTGGCTGGCCTTGAGATGGGCCGCCAGTACCTCCACATTGGCCGAGGTCCGTACCCCCCTCTCCCGGAGCATGGAGAAGAAAGCCGGTTGAAGGTCGTACTCACCCCGGTCGTTGGGGGTCAGCTCCTTCTCGGCCCGAGACCCCGGCGTGATCTCCATCGCCTTGAGCTGAGGCATCTTGATCCGAGGAATCCCCTTGGTCTCGACACAGAAGAGGTTGGTGCCCTGCACGGTGACGTTGCACAGGTTGACCGAGGCGTTCTCCCCGGCGTTCTTGGCCGCCTCGATACCGGCCTTCAGCTCGCCGAGCAGAGTGCAGATCCGCCGGGGCTGCTTGAGGTTGACGAACTTGCCCTCCATGAGGGCCTTGGCCGCCTGCTCTACATCGTCGGTCTGGATCGGATCTTCCTTGCTTCCCGATCCGTCGGTGGCACTCTCTGGCTGAGCTTTCTCCGGCTGCTTAGCGTTCTCGCTGGGACCTTGGTTCTGGCCCTGCCCCTCGGTGAATTTACCGCCCGTGTCGCGAGGATGCTCGCCCTCTTCCCAGCGTCGATCGGTGGGCACCACAAAGGAGTGCCTCAGGGTGCCGGAGTAGCCGCCACCCACACCGCGATCATCGACTCCGAGGAAAAACGCAGTCGGATCTGCCGGGTCCTCAACCAACAACGAGTTCTCGAAGAACGACAAGCCGTGACAGATCTCCCGTACCAGTACATCCTCGATCTGTCCTGAGGCAGTGGTACGACGGATGCGCTGGCCTTTGAGCTTGGGGATGTGGCGGCAGTAGTCGAGTGGAGTAGCGGCCCGGTTACCACAGAACGAGCACACCGAGTAGGCGACATCGGTACCCATCGAGGTGCGATCGATTTCTCCGGCCAAGATGGCCTGGGCCAACTTGGGAAAGCGAACAGCGTCGACTTCCATGAGAACCTCGACCCAGGTGTCCTCGCTGTTATCGGGGTTGGTGTCCTCATGAAGGGCCGCATCGATGATGACCCCCCGGGCCTTGCGATGATCGTCGTTACGGTGGTTGACGAAGACTGGTTTGCCGATGAAGGTGCGGTATGCCTGTTTGATCTCGTCGCCGGGGAACTCGTCGTAGTTG